ACATTGAGTATGACCTTGGCTCGCGCCCGCGTGCGCTGCGAGTAGAAGCTAAGGCGCATTATTTGAAATCGATTTGTCATATTCTCCGGTCGGAGCGCTTGTAGTTATCGTTTTTTGCTCTGGGCTGGACTCCGGGGTCGAGTTACGAGGATCGTAAGTCGGTACCAAGTCGGAACTCGGCGCGTTATTTGAAATCGGATTGTCGCTTCCCTGCACCTGAGCGCTTGTAGTTGTTGTTTCTGGCTCTGGGCTGGACTCCGGGGTCGGCTTACCATTATGGTAAACCGGCAACAGTAGATTTCAGAGGCCGATTTGTTTGGGTTTACAGGAGTAGGTTCCAGAGGCCGGATTGTCGTTTTCTGGTGCCTGGGCGTTTGTATTTGCCGTTTATGATTCTGGGCCCGACTCGGTAGGTTGACAGATTTTCCCCGCCAAGCGCATGATGCCCGTGCCTGATCCCAAATCAGGCGGCCGCGCCCCGGTGTGTCACCACCAAGACGCGGCCTAACCCAAGCCATGGGAGTAAGCCATGACAGGGGCTCATAGAGCCATCACCTACATTTGTGTCGAAACCGCGCTTCTGCTCGCTGGCGCAGTGCTGGCGATCGTACTGGTCCGGTGGCTCGTTTGAGTGCCGCCCAGAAGAAGCGGTTCGCAGAGGTCAAACTCGTCGACCAGCCACCGGCAGGCTGGTTTGTGCTCGATCTCATGCGCCGCACGAGTCGCAGCCACTCGTGGGTTGCACTGATGATCAACTCCGACCCGGACGATCACTGTTCCGGTGCCTGTCGGGCACGCGCCAGCGCTTGGGTCGCCATTCCCGGCAAACACCGCGACCGGGACGCGGCCTGGACCGCCTTGGAGGACATGCTCCAGACCCGGCACTAAGCCAGCGGAGTTGCCGAATGCGTTTTTCGGGACAACACGTCCGAAGACGGCCCTTCTACAAGTGAAGAAGGGCCCGCCGCCGACATTCGCGCCCTTACCCGCGAACAGGTAGAGTGCGAACTTCGTAACCTCTGCGCTGGGCGCAGGTTCGATGATTGCTCGCTCAAACGCAGCCCCGGCTACGGCCGGGGTTCTTTAAGCCGTGAATTTCCGATTTTCCCGCATCATTTAGGGTCTTCTCCCATGTTGAAGGGGAGACCCCGCCGAATGAAAACCGACAAGGTCACGGTTCCGCTCGAGCCAGAATTACGCCGATTCTTGGAAAATGAAGCCGAGCGACAGGATCGGAGCCTCGCCGGGCAAATTCGCCACTACCTCGCCAAAGCGGCCCGTGCTGCGAAGGGCCAGCAAGCGAGGGCCGCATGAACGTGCATCAAAAGCTTCAGGCCGCCCGCCAGCGTCAGGCCGAAATCGAGCTGGCTATTTCCATGCTCGGCGAAAAACGCAAGGAAATGCTGCTCGCCGATGACCGTACCGAGCCGATCGTCAGCATCGACCGAGATATTGCGGACCTGAGAAATCTTGCGCAGATCGAGGCCGATCGCGTGGAGGGCCTGGGCGAGGAGATCAAAAACCAGCAAGTTGCGGCAGCGCAACGGCGCAAGCAGGCTACGATCGATCGGCTGGAGAAAAAGCTCAACGGAACCGTTGATCTCGCCAAAGAGCTCGAGGCGACCATCGGCAAAAGCGTCGAGATTTTCCATCGCATTGTGAAAGCCCGCGGCGAGTTTCTGCCAGTGTTTGCGCGTGGCGACAGCGAGGTTGCCATCGCAGTCGATAACTTTCAGGGCGCGGCGCTGACCGGCGGCAGCATTGCAGCTCTGGTCAAATTTGAGATTTTCAGGCAGGGAGCGCAGCCTTGGGGCGCTACAGTGCCGGGGTTACAGCAAGTCCCGTCATTCCCGGGAGGGGTTTCGCCGGGCCGCAATCTGGACCTGACTCCCGAGAAAGTCCCGTCGCTCGCGACAGCAATAGCTAACGCATCGCGCTACGCAATCAATCTCATGCGCGGCGGCCGGGCTCCCGGTCTCCTATCAGAACAGCAAGATGAGACGCGCTCTCCGGCCGCGGTCAAGCTCGGCGAGTTGCTGGCCAAACAGGTCGAGCTTGCGGAGGACCCGGATCGCGAGGCGGAATATTTTGCTGTGATGGCCGAGATAACCCCGCTGCAGGATCAGGTAGATGCCGAGCGCCAGGCCATGAAGGCAGTCGCGGCAGAGCGAGCGCCGGAAACCCGCAGCCCTGACGAGGTCAAGCTCGATCAGCTGCGGCGGCAGCAGGTCAGCATGGTCGAACACGGAATATATAGCTCGGCCGAGTACAGCGATATCATGAGACAGATCGCGCCTTTGGCCGAGCAGATCGAGCAGGCGCGCAAACAAGGAGCACAGGTCAATGGCTGATGCAGATAGCGGCGTAGTCTACACGAACGACGGGCAGGTGCTCGGCCTTCCTGCCGGCACGACGGGGGTGATGCAACAGCCGGATACATCGCTGCCGCCGGCCGATACGGGGGCATGGAGCGGCACGCCGGCACAGGCTAAAGAGCGACTGGCACAGTTTCATGATGATCCCAAGCTGCGTGATGCTGTCTTGTCCGGCCAGCCGGCTTTGCTGCGCGAGTGGCGGGAGCTTAATCGAGTCGTAGTAGAGGCCGGCTCCAGCACCCCCACGGGTCATGTTGAAACAACAGATAGTGTGTCTGATCCAAATGCGGTCACACGCCGTGAGTACGCCGGATTGATTGATGTAATGCGTGATCAAGGCATGCCAGATAGATTAGAGGCCTGGTTGGGGGAAATCGAGGCCGGCCGGGGTGAGGTCCCCAGCGAGGGTGATGGAGTTGTTGCTCACAAGGTCTGGAACCAGCTCATAAAGAACCCTGAGTATAGGGCCAAAGTCTTGAACTCGGATCCGCAGGCGCTCCAAACCAAGATGTTGCTGAGCACCTTGAAGGCGTTCGCCGCGCGCGATGGTAAGCCAATTTCGCCGGTTATTGCGGATTGGCTTCAACGGCATGGATTGAGGTGATCATGAACAATAGATACGCAGTCGAGCTTGAGAATTCGGCCGGTGAGAAATGTATCATCAAGGTCAAGTTGACTGCCAGGCAAAGAGCCCATGTCGCGCTGCCGGGTGTGGTGACTTGCTGTGCAGTCAATTCATGCGTGCTCGAGAATGCCGAGGCCAAAGCGCCGCCGGGTTTCCAATGGCATGGCGGGGAAATCCGCACCATCATGCGAGAGGCCTGAGCGATCATGCCTGATCCGGTAGCAGGTTTTCTCAGCGAGGTTTATGCGGCTGGCATGTGCACCGAGGCCCTGAAGCTTGCACAGGCTTTGCACGAGATCGACATCGAAGGTGATTATAACCCGCACGCGTCTCTGTGCTGGGAGGGGGTTCGTTTCGTGTTGGCGCGGAGAGATAAAAGTTTGGGGCAGCGAATGGAGGCATTGCAAAAGGTGCTCACCAACCGCGGCACCATTCGATTGCCTCAGGATTTGGGATGGACGTGAAGCCGCGACGACGCAAGCACCGGAGGCCAGGCAAGTTGAACCAACTCTCGCCCGACGTTGCAGCTGCGCTCAGGATGGACGATGCCGGCGAGTGGGGGCCGTGCATGGCCGCGTTACCGTCAGACAAACACCGCGCGTTTGTGCTGTCGCTTTATGAAATCGAGCGTGGATGGGGATCACATGTCAAAGCCGCGAAGATGGCCGGATTTGGAACCGACACCAGCACCTACCGATCATGGTCTGTGATCGCCAGTAAACTGTTTAATGATCCGCGCATTCAGGCCGCGATGCATGAGGAGGATCAGGCGCGCATCAGGGCCAGTGCCCCGCGGGCGATCCTGGGGCTGCAGCACCTGATCGAAGACCCCACCCACCGCGACCATGGCCGGGCAATCGGCATCGTGATGGACCGCGTGCATCCGACCGAGACACGGCATACCGTCGAGGTTACTCACCACATCAACCATGATCAGGAAGCCGTGACCCATTTGCGCATGCTGAAGCAATTGGATGTGCCGCGCAGCAAGCTCGAGGAGGTGTTCGGGTTCTCAGGACTGAGCCGCTATGAGCGCATGCTCGAGCTGGCCGATGGCAAGACAATCGAAGGCACGGCAACCGTTGTCAAAGATTGAGCAGCCGGTGTTTGTGTTGCGACTGCGGCCGTTGCCGCAGACTGATGCCATCCGGGAACTGCGTGCGCTGTTGAAGCGAGCACTCCGGTCGCATGGGTTCAAATGCCTGAGCGTGGAACAGGAACAGCAGCATGACCGATGAGCTTGAGGAAGGTCCTGATCCGAACGAGGTGCGGCGGCACGCAAAAAAGATGCTCACGGAGATGGAGTATCGCCGGCGTTATAGGCGCATCGACTATTACCGTCCCAACCCGAAGCAGCTGGAATTTCACAATCTGATCGCCACCGAGAAAGCCTTGCGCGCCGGCAACCAATTGGGCAAGACGCACGCCGGCGGGGCACAGATGACATTCGATGCGCTTGGCCTCTATCCCGATTGGTACAAGGGCCGGCGGTTCGATAGCCCGCCACCGATCGAGCGGCCGCATGAATTTGTTGGCTGGTGCGGGTGCACGACATCGGTAACAACCCGCGATGGCATTCAGACCAAGTTGCTCGGCGATATTAGACAGCAAGACGGTCTCGGAACCGGGTTGGTTCCGCTCGACAACATCGTCGGCCGGCCCACCATGGCTCGAGGCATTAGCGATTTCGTGGATACGATGACGTTGCGGCGTGAGAGCGGCAAGAGCGCGATCATTCGACTGAAGACGTTCGAGATGGACCGGGCGGCCTGGCAGGGCGAGGCCGTGGATGAGATCTGGATCGATGAGGACCCCGGCGACGACACGGTATGGGGTGAGTGCCTCGCCCGCCTGACTGCGACCCGCGGCCAGGTCTATTGGACCGCAACGCCGGTGTTAGGGAGGACTCCGATTCGGAAGCGGTTCATCGAGCGTCAGGGCCAGGATTGTGCTGAGATTGTCATGGGACTCAGCGATGCAAAGCACATCCCGCCAGAACAGCATGCCGAGATCCTGGCGCGTTACAAACAAAGCGAGCGAGCCACCCGCGCGTTCGGTAGCGACATGCAGGGTGGAGGCAGTGTTTTTGAAGTCCCAGAGAGTGAGATTGTGCACTCACGCGACCCCGCGACGTTCCCGGTATATTGGCCTTGGCTGTGGGGGCTCGATTTTTCGCACGGTGGCATGTCGGCACAGGCGCACCCGTTTGCCGCGGTGCTAGGTTGCTGGGACCGGGACAGTGATACGATTTTTTTGGTCCACACAATTAGGATGCAGCAGGCGCTGCCGATCCAACATGCGCACGCGCTGAAGGCTCACCCGTGCTGGGAGGCGCCCTGCGCGTGGCCCCACGACGGCGGAATCGTGGGCTTCGCGCAGCCGGTCACGATTGCACAAACATATAGGAACCTCGGGCTGAACATGCGGCCATCGCACGCGACGTTCAAGACCGGCGGGTTTGATCTCGAGGCCGGCATTGCCGAAATGGAGCAGCGATTCGCAACTGGCAAGCTGAAGGTGGCAAGTCACCTGGCCGAGTGGTTTGACGAGTTTAGAAATTATCACCGGGTCGACGGCCGCGTGCACAAGGTCGATGACGATCTCCTGAGTGCGACCCGGGTTCTTTGCATGGACATCAGGTTTGCCAAGTCGCTGCAGCAGGACCATCGCGGTGATTTCCGCCGGCAGGAGCGGCGGGAGCTCTATGCGAGCAACATCGACTTCGACCTGACCTAAAAACCGGGGTATGCATTTGCATGCCGTGGCATTGCTCTAGCATGGCCGCCCGGCACTGCGTTTTTTTGCCCAACTGGCGGCCATTTCTGGGGCTGCTGCCGCACCGGCGATTTTGAAATGTAGCCATGGCGACAAATGCGAAATTTGAGGGCCGCATGTCGCACTCATGTGGCACGGAGTTTCTGAGACATTTTGGAAATCGTTGTAAAACAATGGGAAATGTTGCAAAGAAATGCGACATCGACAGGCCGAATTTGGATTAGGTCTGAGGCTGAATACTGAATGGTTACAATAGCTTGGAAGAGAGGCGCATCCGGTGATGCGTCCGGACTTCAAATCCGGGCCGATGCTCAAGATCATAGAATGATATCAGCGGCTTAGGCGGCGGCACCCACCGCCATGTCGCATCTGTGTCGTATCTAGCCGAGAATTGCCTGCTCGCCTGCGGCCAGTTCCGAACCGTCATCACCGCGCGGGAATAGATGGCCATACACATCCAACGTCATGCCGATCGTGGAGTGCCCGAGCCGCGCCTGCACGACCTTGGCCGGGAGCTCGAGACCGCCGTCAGCCTTCCGGTTGATGCACCATGACGCATAGAAGTGGCGCAGCGCGTGCAGGCCCGTGTACTTGGGCGCGATCGCGACGACGAGACCGGCATCGTCCTTGACCACGCTGGTCACGCCGGCGGCAATCATCGTCGGCTGAAGACCGTCTCGGACGAGCGACTGATAGAACATGATCTTGCCCTGGGTATTCGGGAACACGAGCCCGAGCGGACCGATTGGACATGCGAGTTTCCACGCGCGCAATTCTGAGACCAAGCCGGGCGGCAGCGGCACAGTGCGATAGCCGGCCTCCGACTTCGGCGACCCGATTTGGCGGCGCTTGTCGGCACGCTGGCGCACATGCAGGACGCCGTTTGCCAGATCAATATCAACCCATCGCAGCCCGCGGAGCTCAGATGCACGCAGACCGGTGAAGGCCGCAGTTCGCAGGATCGGGCGCCACTTGGGATTTGCGGCCGCGATCAACTTGCCGACCTCGGCAGCGGTAGGGATATCAATGCCGACCTCGAGCTTGCGCTTTCGGGCGCCATCCTTCGGGCCGCCTCGACGGGCGAACGTC